GCTGGCAGACCACATGCGTAAAACGCAATGGTATCCTGATCCCAGTTTTACAGAAAACTATCTACAGGTAAACAACAGTCGCAGTGCCAAAGAACTAGCAGACGAGTGCTTGTTTATATCTGGAGTATTTCCGGAATACGCAGTTCGCAACGGCGTCACACTGACCTACTATCACACGCTCGGTGAAGCATGTTACAGCAGGGCCGCAGTTGATTTAAACAAAGAACTGTTTCAAAATCTCAGCAATTACTTTGTGGAAGTGTCTACCTGGACACGCAATGTTGTACACAACGCCATAAATCTTTATTGACACCGTTGCTGTTTTTGGCATAAATTAGTGTATGGATAATTTCTTTTGTGCTGCTCCTTGGCGTGATGTCAAACTAAAAATTATATTCAAGATAATGAAACAAAATATCACCCAGATAGTCTGGGCAAATTTGCCAAATTATGGCCGGAGTTAGATAAAATTTATGTCTAAAAGTTTAGAAGGTGTACTGATCAAAGCACCGCACAAACGGCAAGCGTTTACTGAATCAGAAATGTTAGAATTTATGGACTGCGCAGATCCAACAACAGGTCCCGCCCACTTCCTAGATCACTTTTTCCATATACAGCATCCTACCCAAGGAAAAATGTTGTATCATCCTTTTGAATATCAAGAACGATTGGTTGACGTTTATCACAATTATCGTTTCAGTATATCGATGATGCCGCGGCAAACAGGCAAATCAACATCAGCCGCAGGCTACTTGTTATGGTATGCTATGTTTGTACCTGACAGTACTATTCTTATTGCTGCACACAAATACACAGGTGCTCAAGAAATTATGCAACGCATTCGCTTTGCATACGAACTGTGCCCAGACCATATCAGAGCAGGTGTCACCAGTTATAACAAAGGCAGTATAGACTTTGAAAACGGATCACGCATTGTGTCGGCTACTACAACAGAAACAACTGGTCGAGGTATGAGTATATCACTTCTATACGCCGACGAATTTGCATTTGTTCGACCTACTATTGCCAAAGAGTTCTGGACTGCTATCAGCCCCACGTTGGCCACAGGTGGTAAAGCCATTATCACAAGTACACCAAATTCAGATGAAGATCAGTTTGCATTGCTATGGAAAAGTGCGTTAAAGTGCGAAGATGAGTACGGTAATCCAACACCGTTGGGCATAAACGGATTCAAAGCATTTCGTAGTTATTGGCAAGAGCACCCGGATCGCGGCGAAGAGTGGGGCGCCAGCATGGAAGCTCAGTTGGGAACTGATCGTTTCAGACGAGAAATTGGATGTGAATTCATCATCAACGATGAAACACTTATTGCTCCTGCTATACTTGTCGAATTGCAAGGACAACAAGAACCGTTGTTTAGAACCGGGCAAGTACGTTGGTACAAACGGCCCGAGCCAGGAAAGATCTATATTGTGGCATTGGATCCCAGTTTGGGCACAGGCGGCGACCCGGCAGCTATACAGGTGTTTGAAGCCAACACAACTACCCAAGTGGCTGAATGGCGTCATAACAAAACCACAATTCCAGAACAGGTACGCATATTGGCCGATATTTGCAAGTACATAAATGAAACTGTCAAAGATTCAAAGAGCATTTACTACAGCATAGAAAACAACACAATTGGCGAAGCCGCACTTATTTCTGTTGCTGAATACGGAGAAGAAAAAATCGAAGGGTATTTTTTAAGTGACAACTCTGTTGCAGGCGGTGCAAAGCGTATAAGAAAAGGATTCAACACCACAAACAAAAGCAAACTGTCTGCTTGCAGCAAGTTAAAAATTCTAATAGAATCTAAAAAAATGGTGATTAATAGTGCGCCATTGGTTTCAGAGTTAAAAACATTTGTAGCACATGGCACAAGCTATGCTGCCAAACCCGGAGAAACAGATGACCTGGTCATGAGCACCGTACTTGCTATCCGTATGATGGTAATGTTACAAAACTATCATACAGAAATGGACTCGCAAATGCGTGATTTTAGTGACAGCATGGTAGAGCCAATGCCGTTCTTTGCATCATTTCGCTAATGCTAAAACTTTAATAAATATAATACTATGGCACAAAATACTTCAGGAAAACAACTCGCGGACCTTTTGGTCTCTCGCGGCTACGAACCAGAAATGCTGGACAGTTCGGGCAAGGCAGCAGTATCGGCGGAAGACGCTGAAATTTTTAGTTTCGATTTCGTCACATCAAACGATACCAACCACGGCACAGTGGTTGTCATGCTAGGCGCTGACAACGACTTAGAAGTATTCAGCGGCGACAATGTTGGACGCGGCATGGACAGTGCAGACAAAACAGAATGGTATGAATTTCAGCATCAGTTGAAGAACTTTGCCACAAAGAATTTTATGACGTTTGGTAGTCAAAACATCAACAAACTCAAGTACAGCATGCAAGGGCAAGCAGCTCTCAAAGAAGGGTTATTTGAAAGTTGGAATGGCACAAAAAATGTCAGTTACAACGGTGGACCAGATTCGGTTCGTCTAATGATCAAACACAAGCGCCCAATGGGTGTCAACGAAGCACGTTTCCGACAAGTTGAAAGTCTATTTGTAGAAACAACCGAAGGCGAACGCTACAAGTTGCCATTCCGTAATTTATCAGGTGGACGTGCCATGGTAGAGCATGTTCGCCAAGGCGGCAAGCCGTACGACATGCGTGGGGCACACATTGTCAACATGGTTGAAGAAATCAATGTTCTAAGCCGTTTCCGCAGAGCCAGTAAAGGACAAGTGTTCGAAGGCGAAACTGCCAATTTGGTAAACGAAACCAACGCTTATTATGAAACAATGAGCCGAACACTCAAAGGACTAGCATCGGGACGCGGATACAGCAAGTATTTTGAATCTTGGAATCCTGCTGATATAACAGGACAAGATGTAATCATTGAAGACATCAAAACATTATTCGTTCAAGAAACCATTGATTCACGAATTGAACAGGCCTTACCAATCTTGGCCCGCATACAACAACAAGGAAACGTTATGAAAGAAGCAAACATATTTGAAGCCTGGGCAGACCGCCTGATGGAAGGAACATGGACAATTCCAAATACTCCAGAACAACAACAAGAATTAATTGCGTTGTTGTCAAAAGAATTGCCAGTTGGTGCCGATGCAGTCAATGCAACAGAACAGTTGTATAGCTTGTTCGGAGACGACGTATTGTTTGACCAATTGGCTGCACTTGCTGATGCCAACGCTGATGCAGATGCTCGCGAAATTGTTATTGCACGCCTTAAAGAGTTTGCACAGCAAGAGCCTAGTATTGCCGAAATCATCACTGCTTTAGAAACTCCAGCAATCGAAGCCGAGCCAGAAGCAGTACAAGAAGGTGAAGTAAAAAGAATGTTATGGGACCGTGCAGAAAATATGCAACGTGCTGAATTTATTGCCAGTGCTGCTGAAATAGGAATGGAAGAAGCTGACGCATTTGAATTTTGGAACTCTGTCAATGGCCAAGATGACGTTTACAACGACAGTGGACTAACATTTGATGATTCCGAATTTGAAGAGCCAGATGATTCAGTTGAACGCATGATGGAATTGTCCGGAATGACACGTCACTCAGTTGATGGCGGTATGGACAATGACATACTTCAAGACGGTAGTTTCAACACTGATGGCAGCTATAACACATCAGATGACGAAGCAAACGAATTTGATGATGTAGAGTTTGATGATGGTGCTGCCATGTACGACGACGATGTTGACGAAGGCGCCAACACTTACAGACCCAGCGGCGAAGAAATTGCCGGACCAGAAAAGAAAACCATTGGCGATAAGATCAAAGGATTTGCCAAAGATATGGGCAACAAAGTTGCTCCCGATGATGAAACATTGTTAAAAGACCTACAGAACAAAGCAGACGGCTTAGATGAAGCAAGCTGGATCAATGGTCGTAAACAAGACGACAAAGAACTAGTTTGGAAACAAACTAGTATGAGCTACGAAGAAGCATGCAAGAAGTACGGTAAAGAAAATTGCAAACTTGGTGGTAAGAACCGACGTGGTGATGACACAGTTGAAGTAAAAGTTCCATTGGTAGCCGAAAGCGAGTACTCTGCTGTAAGTGGTCAATACGGACACTCTGGTAAAATGCAAGAGTTTGGCAAAGTCGAAGACGATGTAATGTCAAGACTCAAACAGTTGTCTGGATTGATAAAGACAATGTAAATTAGTCATTTGAACAAATGCGTCATAAATATCATTGACGCTAACAACAAAAGCGTGTACACTACTTGTGTGACACGCTTTTTTATTAGCATCACAGGCAACTTAGAAAACATTTTATAACACTTAGAAAGGCAACTTAAAATGGCATCATTAGCAGAAATTAGAGCAAGACTCGCGGCATCAGAAGGCAACAACAAAGGTGGTTCATCTACTGGCGGCGACAACGCAATTTATCCACACTGGAATATGGAAGAAGGTTCTTCCACAACACTCCGGTTCCTCCCAGACGCAAACACAAAGAACACATTCTTTTGGCAAGAACGAGCAATGATTCGTTTACCATTTGCAGGCATCAAGGGACAAATGGACTCAAAACAAACAATCGTGCAGGTACCCTGTATGGAAATGTGGCAAGAAACTTGTCCAGTCCTTACTGAAGTACGTGGATGGTTCAAAGACAAAGCTCTTGAAGACATGGGTCGTAAGTACTGGAAAAAGCGCAGTTACATTTTCCAAGGTTTTGTTCGCGAAAACCCAATGACTGACGAGAAGACTCCAGAAAATCCAATTCGTAGGTTTATCATTGGCCCACAATTGTTTACACTTATCAAAAGCGCATTGATGGATCCAGAGTTGGAAGAATTGCCAACTGACTACTTGCGTGGTTTAGATTTCCGTATTACTAAAACAGCCAAAGGTGGTTATGCTGACTACAACACATCAAAGTGGGCTCGCAAAGAATCTGCATTGACTGAACAAGAGCAGGCAGCAGTAGAAGCACACAGTTTGTGGGACTTGAGCACATTTTTACCCAAGAAACCAGATGAGTCCGCTGTCAAAGTGATCAAAGAAATGTTTGAAGCATCAGTTGATGGTGCGGCATATGATACTGAGCGTTGGGGTTCTTACTTCCGACCAGCAGGTGTATCAGCACCAGCAGGCAATTCTGAATCTGCGCCAACTCCACAGGTCAATCCTGCTCCAGTGGCAGCACCAGCGGCTGCATCAAACTTTGACGAAGATGAACCTGTAGTGGCCGCCGCTCCAGTTGTGGCAGCAACTGCGGCAGCACCGACTCAGAAAGCCGAAGATATTTTGGCAATGATTCGCAGCCGTCAACAGAAGTGATCTAGTAGTCACTAGTGTCATTTTAGTAGGGGATAACGGTCCCCTACATTTATATTTTGTATGATCAATTCACCTTTTATTGTTACTCGATTTGCACATGGATCTGCTGGCAAATTTTTAAGCACATTACTTCAGACCAGTAATAAAGTTGACCACTGGTCTGTAACTGTACAATCAAATAAAAACAATCCGGAATTATTAAAGCCTATTTTGCAAGAATATGTGCAAAGAAGTTTTCCTTCTGACCATAGTTTGCATTTAAAATCGGAACCAATGGTTCCGTACGATGTCAGTTTATACAGTACCAGTTATCCGCGGGGTAATGACGTCACTTTAGATCAATACTTAAAAAACGCTCAAGAAGCAAATGATTCCAGATTCTTGTCGTGTCACGAAAATGATTTGATACCTAATATTGTTTTCAGCAAACCTAATATTCCTAATTTTTGTTACAATACAAAAGTTGTTACTATTTTAATAACATCAGAATTAGAAAGATCTTGGGTTAACTCTGCATTACAAGCAAAACATTTTTTAGAATCAGAAGATTCAATTATATATGTTCCAAACTCGCCCATGCATTGTAATTTTTCATCGCTACCGACAGTTTTAAAATATAAAAACAAATATAAATTTGACAAATCTGAAAAACAATTGTTATTGCAAATGTTGGATTCTAACTACAAAAACACAGACTGGTTCACTGATCCAGAAAAGTTCACAGAAGTTGACGGGTCGCTAAATTTAGATAATCAATTTATAAACTTATCTGATATACTAGATATAGATAAGTTGATTCCAGTATTATCTTTTATTTTTGATTATTTTAAATTAGGGCAACTCGACGAAAAATTAATCAGACCCATGCATAAAATTTACTTAGACAATCATGCAACAATTTAAAAGTAACAATTACTCAAATATATTAAATGACAATATTGAATTTGAGTCTGGTACCATACAACTAATAGATCATTTAGGTGGATTTGACAGTAATAATCGAAATTTAATTTTAGATCAGTTAAATAATAAAAATATAAAAAATAAAATCGAAACTATGTATATGTCTGCTGGACTAAAGCATGAGTACCCAACACTGGACATTTCGTTCTCAGCAGACTTGCAGAATAATAACAATCTAAAGCATTTTACAAAATACAACATACATCCCCGTAATGATTTTAACAATTTTATTTGTAGTTTCAATGGTTCGGATCATGTTAGCCGAAAATTATTGGTTTCTATTTTGGAGAAGTTTGGATATTACAGTCCCGAATATTGTAGTAAAAACTTTACATATTCAACTGGCGTCTTAGACGGGCATATTTCAGATTATCTACCAGATCAAACAAGGCTGTATCGCAAGTTTTTTATATCTGCTGACAGTGAGGACTTTTTTCAAACTACTAATAGTTTTGGACATGTGCAATATGCACACCATAAAAATATATACAATTTAGAAAATAAACTAACTGAAAGTTTCTTGCATATCGTAAGTGAAACCATGGCTACTAGTTATGTGCCATTTGTAACAGAAAAGTTTTTGTACAGTATAGTGACAAGGGGATTGTTTCTAAGTTATGCACAGCCGGGCTGGCACGCTCACCTGGAAAAATACTACGGATTTAAGTTATACACTAAATTGTTTGATTACGGATTCGATTCAATTCAGAATCCAGTTGAGCGATTAGTTGCGTTACTAACCATGGTGTCTAAGTACAGAACACTGACCAAAGATGACTGGCGTGATCTATATTTAATGGAGCATGATGCCATAGAATATAATTATGATCATTATTTTAGTAACAGATATTTAACGCACTTAAAACAGTACGAGTAGCTCGTTTATTATAGACAAACATCAACATTGATAGTATAATATATTAACATTTTTAAAAAGGCAAATCATGGCAAAACCATTTGATATCTCAAAGTTCCGTAAGGACATCACAAAAAGCATTCAAGGACTAAGCATTGGATTTAACGATCCAACTGACTGGATCAGCACAGGCAACTATGCACTTAACTATCTGATCTCAGGTGACTTCAACAAAGGTATTCCACTGGGCAAAGTTACAGTATTTGCCGGCGAATCAGGTGCAGGCAAGAGCTACATCT